CTTCGCATCTGATGCTAGGGGCCTAGTTATCTCAAGAGAACATTCTTAATGTTCTAGTGAGGCTAGACTATTTGGGATGAAAGCCATCCCTGGAAAAGCGTTTAGTGTCCGCCGACCTTGCCAGTTAAGGCTATTGTGACCGCAATAGAACGGGCAATTAAATCAACCAGATGCTTACCCCAAGGCACTGATTGCTAACTTAACTGCACTCTTGAGAATGGCTGAATTAACGTCTGCTTTTAAAGACACTATTCCACCTTTCTTCACTTTGAATGCTTGTTGTAAGATCCATGTGTTCCCTACTAATGCATTCACTACTACTGGAAATACTGTAGCTAACAAGGTGGCAAGTAAGCCTCCTGTTGCGTCAACTGTAGGAGTTGTTCCGTACAATGTATCCAGTGCTATAGTACCCTCGAAATCTCTATCAAAAGTAAGATCTACTTGATTTGCTGCGGTACTGTTTATTGAATATTCTATACCTGGGGCGGTAATAGACTATTCTGGGATTCTAGTCGCACTAGAAGAAAATAAGGACGTTTTACTAAATTGAGTCATTTCTTCTAGCCACTAGTTCACTGCTGCGCTTGGCTAAGGATCGTACAGAGTGATATCATAGGTAACGTATAGTTACCCCATTAGGAGTGAGTTACTGGCACTACTCTTGACTATGTAATAACCTGGGTAATAATCTGTCAAACTGACCTGACTACTAGCTACTGGTTATCCTACATAGAATTTTTTCTTCTTGGCTTCTGAATCTATATTGAGTTATCCGTTGCTATAAGCTTAAATCTACTTCCTGTATTTGAAGTTAGATAATTCTGTAAAAGAAAGACCTGGAGCGGTACTGACATCAGAAGGGTCAGTATCGTATGCTATGACTACGTACCCTTCAGCGGTTGCTGAACAAGTACTGCAGTAGTCTAAAGAAATATTATTTATTTTATATTTTTCATATCCTACTGCTATGGAAGATAGCCATGGAGCAAAATAACTATTGCCAGCATTCACTTGATAAACCAGCGTGTTATTTGGACCAATTGATTCCACAAGCATTTCTCTATGTCTTACTCTATTTTCTCGGATTTAATTTCTAGGTTGTAACTGTTATTGCCTAAGAGGTTACACTCTATATTAGTTACGCTGTTAGTTGTTTGAAGACTTGGATTTTCTAGGTTTTTAATTTCCTGGATTTTTTCTTACTCTTCTCTTTCTTTATTTATTTTTATTTTATTGAACATTATTCATTGCTTACGTGAATTTTATATTATTTTTATATAAAATCCTTCTAGTCTCCTAAGACTAATCCATTTATCTTAGGGTCTTAATGCTCAAACATCATCAAGAGATTATAAATACTTATTCCTATTTTATGATTTATGTAGAACTAATCTATGTATTTACAGTTATCTCTCTCTTCCTTAAAAGCATAAGTATTTTGCTTATTGATCAACATCTACTATTTACAGTTTATTTTTAGATCTTTTCTCAATGTTAATACTCTTTACTTACAAATTTCCTCTACCAAAAGAGAGGCATGTTCACTTTAAACTCCTTAGTATATTGCTAAGGCATGTAACGAAGGATCATTTATTATTTACTGATTCCTCTTGTTATAAGTCATTTTTTGGCTCAACACTTTAGAGTAGTCTCTCCATTATCTTCCTTGAAATACCCACTTTGAGCAGAAATCGTAGTCATCATATCTGGAGACATATACCTCTTTAACGCACTAACCTAGTCCTACTTAACCTGAATCTTTATTTTGACTAGTGTGGCTTATTATGCATTGAGAAACATCTTATATGTGCCATATAACTAGGTCATCTCCTGCAGCCCACATGAAGTGTTTCATTACGTGCAAGCCTGAGTCATACAAGTAGAAGCTGCCGTATGCTAGGGAAGCGCTAGTGTTAAAGTATGTGGTGAATGGATGCCCACTGAATGTCATTCCTGAAATGTCATAGTACATAAAGTTTTTCCAAGGTTACTACTCACCTCCATATTACGGCATTGTCTTGTAAAAGACGTTTATTATTTCCTATGGCCATTTGTCCAGGTTGACACCAGGTAACTACACGAACATTACGCTTCTGTGATCCAATGCTTGTTCTAAAAAGGAGTGTTCTAACTTATCCATATTTTCTACATTGTTTTAAAACCATAAATTTTGCTTCAGTTTTTAGAAGATACTCTTAACCAGTTGCTTAGTAACAGGGTCTATTGCTAATCTCCTCAAAACTACATGCTGTGTGCTTTCGAAAGCACTACCATCGATAGAGTGACTTTTCATATCTGCGTTTACGTTAGAAGTGAATATTTTTTATAACTATTTCTTATTGTAACCTTGTATAAAACCAGGTAAAATCTTCTTTAGTGCAGGCCAGAACAATTTTTATATTAG